TCTCAGAGCCTCGGTAGGATAGGGATATTCACGCTTAGCGGCTTGCGTAGTAATCAGCCATTTCCAGGTTAGGTAACCAGTTTTAATAGCTATGTCCTCTAGGCCTCGATTAAGCCAGCGCAATATCTCAGCTTTGGTAAAGCGGTCATACGTTTCTTCCGAAATCAAATCCTGCACTGTTTGTATTTCCTCTATTGCAGTCATTTTATCTCCTATGCTGGGGCAATTTGTTTTTCCCAAGTTCCAGACGGTCTTGAGAGCTTAACTCCACCGTCTGTTGGCTTATTTTGTTTCTCCGAAACTCCCTCGATACCTCTCAATCTTTCAATTAGGTCAATGGACCGGTCAAGCCAGATGCAAGCGGTAGTGTCTAAAAAGATGTTGTCCGCCGTGTCCTTCCAGATAAACTCAGCTACACCACTAGCTAGACTTTGCTTTTGCCAAGTTCCAGTCGGAGCATCTAGTCTTACTGCCATCACGTCACCATAGCTGGAGTCGGCAGCCAAAGCTTCCTTAACTGCGGATACCAGAGTCTTTTCTTTGGTAGCCAGAGTCCCTTAAGCCTTGAATACTGATGAGTTATAAAAATTCTGCGGGTTGGGGGAGGTGCCTCAACCTCGTTGAAGTCAAATTCATAAAACTTCAAGCTGTGTCCAGTACCTAAACTGTTAGCTTTGACTCTCGCCTTAGTAGTTGATACTGTTGAACCAATTGGTTTTTCAACCCAAGTATCATGAGTGATAGTTCCAGTAAAAATGGTGTGCCATGCGTTAGAATACCAAACGTCGATACTCACATCGGGATCAGTATCACCCATAAAATACTCATCGTGGGCAAAGATTTGGACTTTATCGCAATTTATGGCGGACGATAGAATAAGTTCTAAATAACATCCTACCCCTTGATGCGGGACGGTGGCGTAGGTAGCAGTATTCTCATCGTAGACGTTAGTATCATTTGCCCATACAGAATCAGGGTCATTAGTACTATCTGGCGATACCCATCCCATCTAGCTCACCTCACACATCTACTTCAGTCTCGAAGAACTCAGTTCCCTTTATGGTCGTTTTTATATAACCCATATTCTCAACCTGCTGCCTGAGTTGGTTGTCCTTCTGCATTTGCTCTTTTATTAGTGCTACTCTACCCTCTATCACGGCATCAACTTGCGCTTTGGTGCAGGGATAAGGAACAATCAAGTCCTTATAAGGTATCCCGTAAGTAGGTAAATCTGGATACTCGGGACAACTTAATCCGAACTGGACATACTCTTCGCCTGTAGGTACACCATTTTCATCTAACACTGGAAACCGATGAATCTGGTTCACCTGGATTAGTATTTTTATAACCATTTAATCCTCCTTAATCCACAGTATATTTTATAGTTACCGTCAATTCATCAACCGTGCCACTCATAGCAGTTGTAAGCAAGAATATCCAAGAATCCGCTGGAATAGTGTCATCGTCAAAACTGGTTAAATTCTGCCCCGTAGTTGCATTAGTAATTTCCGTTGCCGCATCGAGAATGTCATTACCGGCAGCGCTTCTATCGGTAGAATGGCTTGGGTCAATAGTCACCGAAGGACTTGAACCCTTAACCACTGCCTGAACCTCGATAACAGTAATAGCAACAAAGGTAAATCCCATGCAAATATTTTCATCAGCAGCAGGGTCTTCAATAGTGATAGAGAATTCATTGATTGCGGATGTCCCCGCTGGTCCTGTAGGTCCGCTTGGCCCGCTTGCGCCGCTTGGGCCCGTAGGCCCGCTAGGCCCCGTAATTGAAGCTCCACTAGGTCCGGTAGGTCCGGTTGGTCCCGTAGGTCCAGCACACTCAGCCCAGCTAGCCCCATTATGCTTGTAGAATTTATTCTCATCTTCCAGCCAGCAGCACATTCCCTCGAATACACCGATAAATTGCCAATCCGAGCCATCGTAATAAGTAATGTCGCCGCCGTGTCCTACCCAGGCATCCGTAGGAGTGCCTGCGATTATGTATCTGTCTCCCTTTGCTGGGCCTGTTGGTGCGGCTGATAAGTCCTTGTCCTTAACTGGGTCTTGCCAGCTATGATAATCAAGTATGGGAACTTTATGCACTGCCATTTTCTAGTATCACCGCTTCCTCTATAACCCGCTCCCTGATAGCCGTTGTAGATATGCCCTGGGTATAGGGAATCCTTATTAGCTTTTTGTTATTTTGCTCAAGGTATATCTTGTATTTGTTTTGTTCTGGGAATCTTCCCCACTTACTATCAGTTACCATTAGATCAACATCAAGACTCTCCAATAAGTTCGTAATATCTAAAGAGTCGTAAGGAACAACAGCATCAACGTATCTTATACCCTCTATAATCTCCATTCTCTGCTCAAGAGGAATAATCGGCTTTCTCTTGTATTCCTCGGCTAACCTGTCGGTTGCTACTCCTACAATCAGAACATCTCCAAAAGCTTTTGCCCTTTTTAACAACCGCAAGTGACCGCAATGGAATAAATCCCAGATTCCACCAGTAAACACAATTATTTTACCCAAAACACTCCCCCTTCTCTTATTTTCTCTACCAGCTTACCTGAAATCCTTCCTACCAATCCGATAGTTATTTTTTTCATTCTGGCCTTCTTGACAAGCTCACCTATCTGAGTAATTGAGTATTCCCTGACGGGAATATAGAGTCCGTCCACATCATATTTAGGAAGATTTTCCAGCACATCCTCAAACGAAAGATAAATCAGGTCGTGAAAATCCACCGACTTTATCACCTTTTTATATTCCTCGTCAGAGGAATTTATCACTATCAGACGCCGTTGCTGAAAGTAGACATTCCACGGACTTCTTTTGCTTTGAGGTATTTTCCAATCTTTCCCATACAGCCTAATGAGAAATTTCTCGGAATATTTAGGTATCAGGAATTTATACCCCTCAAAATCCGTCTCTTTGAGAGGCAGAAAATCTGATAGCTCCCAGCACTGCTCGTGGGAAAAACAAGGGACTACATTCAGTCCGTGCTTGTCAAACCAATACGTCCACAGGTCAAACCAGACATTAGGAATATTCGTAAAGTAAGTGTATCTATTCTCCTCAACGTAGTGCTGGCCTAACATTATTCTTACTTTACCCCCCCACAAGTTCGCTACATTCCTCACACCAAATCCGTTTTTCTCCAGCGAGGGCTTTATTCTATTCTCAAACTCCAGCATAACATCTCTGACATTGTTCTTTTTTGAGAGATAAGCCATATCTATGTCTTTATCCGTAGGTATAATCCCGTGTTCCCTCACAGCCCCTAGAAGTGTGCCTCCTGTTAGAAAAATCTGAATACCATTTTTAGAAAGAACAGTAGCTAAATGCTTCATTCCTGCTACGAAGGTTGTTTTTTGCTCCTTACTCCATGCCACCTTAATTCTCCCTTCTTATGCTGAGGTAATTAACAAGCATTGATAATCACTATCATAACTCGCTGCAGGCCCGCTTGGCCCAGTTGGCCCTGTTGGGCCAGTAGCTCCTGTAGGCCCCGTTGCTCCGGTCGCTCCCGTTGGCCCGGTCGGCCCCGTAGCTCCAGTGGGACCTGTTGGTCCTGAAGGACCAGTTGGCCCTGTAGCACCGGTCTCGCCTACATATTTATTCCAAGTTGCACCGTCATACACATAAAACTCATTCTCATCATCAACCCAGGCCATCCACCCTTCTGCTGGAGTATCGTCCAGCCAAGTTGCCCCATTATAGGTCATAATATGCTTGTCTTTCCCAGTCCAATCGCCAGAGCCAGTGCCATTCACTAGGTAGCGATCTCCCTTAGCCTCACCGCCTGGCGGTGCCGTCAAATCCTTGTCCTTTACTGAGGGTTGAAAATGAAAATGCTCTAGCACTGGTACTCTATATTGTGCCACTTTTCTTCACCTCCTATTATTTAGCTTTTAATAAATAAGTCTTATAAGCAACATCAAAAGGTAATGGATTATATATAGTTACTAATATCCATCTCTTATCCCCTGCATTTACATCAGGTTTTATCACATCTGGAGAACTCTCAGCCAAACCTGAATCAGCATCAAGCGTGTAAATATAAGTTCCTGTAGGTGTTATAATATGAGCGGCGTCTTTATCATTTAGCCCAGCACCATCTTCGGCATCAAGCGCCCCCGTACCTCCACCAGTTAAAGCTGTTCCCCATATAAGATACACGATTTATTTCCTATGAAGTTAGTTTAAATACTCGTATATATAAAGTCCCTTCAGCCAAATCAATGGCTCCGCCAGTGTTATTGGTTAGAACGCAAGTCACTTTATCGGCAGCCGTTACCTCGGCATCCAGAACTAAATCGGCTACATCTAAAGAAAAAGATGCTAGGGCAAAGTCTCCCAGTGCTGCCCCTACTACGTCAACCTCTTTTGCCTCTTCATCCCCATCGGCGATAGAACTTGGGTCCCAGGTAACAGAAGCATCTATATGGTCAAAAACTGGGTCACTTCCCTCTTTTTTATGCGTAAATCCATGCTGCTTTAGTGGATGCTCTTCCCCATTAGGCAACTTTCACTTCCTCTACCTTTTCTATATCTTTTTGAGCGTATTCCTTTTTGTGCTCCATTCGGCAATGTAATTGTGCTTTTTGTGCTGTATTAAACGGCGCACCTTTCTTGCTTTCTGTTTTACCGCAAACAGGGCACTTAAATAAATCGCCGGATTCAACTGCTACCTTTGGTTTTTCTTCCCTATGCCCCACTTCATAGAAATCCTGCCCAAAGTTAGGAGCATTCCTTAGTTTCTCGGCGTGGACCTCATTCTTAGTCTCGTATTCCCCATTGCGAAACTCTGCCCATTTTCCGCCCGCCTCTGTCATTTCCAAAAATACCCAAAAATCCTTAGCATTACTAACAAACTTAGCCAATTTTTCCTCCTTTGTTTTTTTTGCCGAGACCAAATTCTTCCCGGAGAGCCTCAACAAGCTCATCAAAGGATGCAGGTTCTCGACAAATACCATTCCACTCAACTCTCAATGAATAACCTTTCCGAAGTTGCATTACGTGAATTACAGTACCTGTTTTCCTCATTATACGTGCTTATGTCCGCCAACTTGCTCTGCGTAATAGACAACACAGGCAACAGTTAAGTCACCAGTAAGAGCCATATCTATCCCGCCAGAAGCAAACACGGGAATAGGCACATTGTGAGGTATGCTATCTCCCTGAAGAATTGGCGTAAGCGTGAGGTAATCTAGCTCTTTTCCGTTCTTATCGGAAATGGTAACAGTCGCAACAGCTTTACCGCCATTATCAAGCACTACGCCTATATAATATGCATCTTTATCGCATATCTCTGCGCTCTCAGTTAATAGTCCTGAGGATTTGAAAGCTTCGTGCATATTCTTCTCCTCTTATACGTGCCTATGCCCGTGGAAGTACTGCTCTGCATAATAAACAATCCAAGAAGTATCCTCATCAAGAAGAATTACATTTATTCCATTGGGTGCAAGAACAGGAACAGGGACATTATGAGGTCTGGAATCTCCGTGTAATGCCTGTATTAGGGAAATAAAATCGAGCACATTCCCATCTCCGTCGGTAACAGTCACATCAACATCTCCCTGGGCACCATTGTGGACAAACACTATACCTACATAATAAGCATCGTTGCTGCATACTTCTCCACTTCCCGTAACTAACCCTGTTGATTTACAAGCTTCGAATGGAGCCATTTATATCCTCCGTAATAAGTTTTACCACTTTACGGGATTTTTTCCCTTCAAGGGCGGATATATTCCTCTTTCTTCAGCAGTTTTCTTAACTTCTTTTGTAACTACTTTCTTAGCCATTTAATCCTCCATTTCTTCAATACTAATGTCTATTCTAACTTCCCACATACCCTCCTGGAAAGGGGGGGAAAGATAAACTCTCCCCCCTTAGAATTCTATTATCCCACTACTTGGAAAGGATCAGCAACAACTGCGCCAGCCAGAGTATGATTGTGCAGTATCCCGTGCATTGTCATAGCACTTTCTATCGCTACTTGACTATCAGGGACTATTACATAGTTATCGGTGATGAACAATCCGCCGTCTCGCGTTGTAGCATCAATGTCTATTCCTTTGGGTGTCGTACCTGCTGCCAAGTTGATGTGATTGTGGTTGATCAGGCTGTTGTAGACCAACACACCAGCATCAACGAAAATCCCCTTCGCAGCGGCACCAATACCATTCCAAGCATTCCCAATCAAGTTATCCCTAATTATGGTATTGATGAGATAAGCATCCGCCTCGATATAGCTCTTTATTCCGTTTTCCTTAAACCCAGTGATTATGTTGTTCTCGATTTTGGAGTCTCTCGTGTTTAGCACTTTCAGGCAGTCCAAAGTAGTTGTGTAGAGACCTGCAAGTGTGCAGTCGTGTATCCAGCTATTATCCAGGTGATTAGGAGACCAGATACAAGGGTCAGCATAACCAGAGTAGAAGTAGATATTCGCTACTTCACAGTGTGCAGCCTGCAAAGCTAAAATACAATGCGTAGGGTCTGCATCAGGTATTATTCTAACTCCACTATCAGCACCCCTTAATCCTAGTCCAATCAGATGTGTTCCGTGTCCTTCTTGATATATATCTCCTTCTGGATACAATCCAGGAGCTATGAAGATATAATCCAGCTTATTTGCCCCGTATGGAGTTGTGGCTTTGCACTCGTTTACTGCCTTTTTGATAGTTGCAAAAGCTGTCGTTAAAGTTAGACCATCATTAGAGTCACTACCATTAGTCACATCTACGTAGTACCTTTTAGTAGCGAATCTTCCTGCCCACTCGATTAACAGCCTCGCTTCCATTGCAGCACGATTAGTTTCTATTGTGCCGTGACCAGCATCCATGCTAGTCTTGTTGTAATCCCCTAGCACCCTCAGCCCCTGAAATACCTCTTCGGCTGGAGTACTAATCCTCTTTAACAAAGTTGTTAAATCTGTAGGCCAAGCCATTGTTTCCTCCTCCTATATTTTGCTCTGGAACTCCTCCTCCACCTCACAAACATCCCAGAGTTTTAGTTTAAGGGGGGACCGAAGTCCCCCCAATTTACTACTATGTAACCTTCAAGATTCTGTGAACTTCTCTCAGTCCAAGCTTGAGTCCAAATCGAGATAGATACTGGTCTTTTCTCTCCTGAGCGTCATTTGCCTGAAGTCCAGTTTGAAGCTGGGTAGCTGGACCATAAACTTTGAGCTTCAGATAGTTCATATCCAGAACAATCCCGTAACCTTCAAAACTGTTTTTAAGCAAAGGATGATAAATGAGGTTGAGCCTTCCGAAAGTGGTTTGATAGGCAGGGACAGTCATTCCCATAACAGCACTTAACTTATTGTTAATTACCACTCTCCCTTGAGCCCACTTGTTGTTAGCCTCGATTATCTGGCCTCCGCAAAGCATCAGCTTTTCTTTGCTACCTTCAACGGCAAAACAAAGTCTCAGGAAACTGTTCCAAGCGTCTTCATTGAAATCATCCGTTGCTATACTCTGCACTGTAATTCCGCTGTGAAGAAGCCCACCCGTGGTGTATCTCATCTTCCGCTGGCCATTAACAGTTACATATCGTGCATCTCTGTCACCGAGTATGAGCTGCAATTCTATGTCCTTTAGATGCTCAATAGCCTTTCTTGCTTGAAGTCTCTTTAATTCAGGCCCGCCCTTGAGTTCAGCCAGCATCGTTTCCTCATCAACATCATAGGCGAGCTGGAATTTCTGAATGAAGTTGAAGATCTCAGTCATGGCAAGAGCACGAGCAACCGCAGAGACTCCACCGTCGGGATAGGTATTAGAGACCTTTACGATTCTATTTCCGTCAAGAGGGTCGGTATGAGCATCAGAAGTCACATCGGTAAGATCCGCCGTTCTACCATCATAGAGTGCGGCTCCTTCTCCCTGCCCAGCATATTCTCTGGTTGCAGTTATCTCTCCAGTATCATAATCAACATTAGTGACGAGCATCGTGTGATCATGCAAAGGGTCATAGAGAAGGTCGTTTATCTGAATGTAGGCTGCCGCTGCTGCGTAGGCAGTGTCGTTTTCCACAACCTCTAACTTCAAACCAGTCAGAGAGCCAGGCGCACCGGTAACCGTTCCTACATAGAACCATCTCAGGTAGGGTCTATCCTCAAATGAGATGAACTTCTGGTTATCTGCTTTTTCCGTTCCGAGCTTCTTGGAGACAACTAGGAATGGAGCAGAATCAGGTTCAAGATTAAGAATCTTGTTTCCCCAATCCAGAGTTCTTTGATCTGTCAAAATGTCATAAATACCTCTAGCCATTTCATTACCTCCATAATTTAGATTTTATGGAGATTAGTCTTTAGTTTTCAGCCTCCGCTAGAGGTGTTCTTCCAAAGAAGAGCTCGTAGCCTTGAGGGTATTGAAAATTGTTTCTAATCCCCCTTAGGTTGTTCCGATAACACTACTTTTGTTTTTTGGTGTTCCTTAATTACCTCATCAGTATATTTTTCGTCTTCCGATTTCTTCTCTTCTGGGAGTGGTTTTTCTCCTCCGTCTTCACCGTGTCCAGCACGCATATCGGCAATAATCTCTTCCCTTATTTTTTCCTTATCAGGCAAATTCTCAGCTTTGGCCGCCTTATAAACTGTCTCCAGGAGTTTTTGGGAGGGTTGCATTTTGGTCATCGGCGATAATCCATTCCAGATTTCAATCATTTTGGGTGCCAATTCATCAAAATCCTCTTTATGAGCAGCCCGAACTTTATTGAATAGGTCGGTTTGTCTTCGCTCTGCATCGCTTTTACGCTTGAGGTCATCTCGCTTTACGAGACCTTGCGTAGAAACATAAGCATCAAATAGCCGATGAAGTCCTCTCATCATTGCCGCCGGGCCTTTTTTAGATTCCTCCACAAACTCTTTCCCCATTCGCTCTAAGTCTTGCTCTAATCTCTTTTTTTCCTCTTCCGTCTTAGCCGCTCTTATCTGCTCTTGTTTCTCCTCTACCAGTTTAGCCCTCTGCCTTTCAACCTCCAATAACCTTTCGGTTTCACTTAGCTTCTGCTGCCCTTCGTGATATTTGATTTCTCCTTCCTTGAATGCCTTTTCGGCTTCCTCAAGGGTCTTGTACTTTCCAAAAATAAGCTTTTCTTTACCGGCATCCTTACCAGCCTCGCCCGGAGGTGTCCCTTCCTTCTGGGGCTCCTTGCCAGGGTCTTGGTCTTTTGCCATCTTATTCCTCCTCCGCACCTATAGTTGATAATTTTTTAGATCTCGTTTTGGCAATCTCTTCCACCATTGCCTCGTTTTCTTCTTCCCCGGTTGGCTTAACAATCTCAGCCAAGCCACTAGCTATCTCATCAATCATATCGTCAAGTCCCAACTTTTCATCAGCCAGGAATTTCTCCCTTGCCTTAGCGATAACTTCCTCAATGGGTTTCCATTCTTCTAGCCGGGGATTTTCTATCTCTTCCTTTTTCTCTGGCACTACGCCCTTCTTTAGAGTTTTCAATTTATCTAAAATTGCATCAGCCATGTTTTTTCTCCTTCTCTTTCTTTTCCTTTGCTTCTTTCTCTAGCGACCTTTTATGTGCAATAATCTTTGGAGCATAAATTTTGAGCTTTGTTAAAGCCGCAAGTTCTCCCTTCGCCAAAATCAGCCTGATAATCCAGCTAAGTAGTCCTTCCAAGTCCTTGAAATCACTATTGATAATTTCTCTACCAATCCGATTCATCTCCTCCTGGATATGGTCATCAATTATCCCGTAGCCTTCTTGTGGAATTAATCCCTCTAAAATCTCCCCTTTTTTCATAGTTTCTTTGTTTTCCAATTATCTTCCTCCCATTATTCCTAAAGCCTTCCCCATTAAACCACCAACCGCTTTACCTGACGTTCTTCCAGCCTCAGTCTTTGGTGCTCTGAGAGCTGGCGTTGTCCCAGGAACTCCTCCTCCCATTCCCTGACTCATAAACTGTTGCATCAAGTCCTGGGGTGTCATTTCCTTTCGCCCCTCCTCTCCAAATATCTCTTCTAACTCCGGCATATCAAAAGTCGCCAGAGTAAGGTTCATCAGCTTCTCTACTCTTTCTCTCATTGGGGGAGGCAGAGCCATAAGTATTTGCTGGGCCTGAATAATTATCCTTAAGGTTTCCATCAATTGAGCTCTCTTAACTTCTTTAATGGCATCGGGATCAAGAAAAGAAATAAGTTCCTTGAATTTAAAATCACCCTGAACACTCTTGCGGTTAGTTTCTCTAAATTCTTCAATTCCCTCTTTAGTGCCCCGAATAAGATAAATATATTTATCGGGAAGATATTTCTGATCCCAGGCTATCATCTGACGAGGTAGAAGCGTAAAGACCGTTCTGAGAGCCAGTAAAATCTTGTATCGGAATAGTATGCCGCCGGCAGCCTGAAGACGAGCAATACCGGTAGCTGTTTCTCGTTGCTGTGGGACTTCTCCTAAAACGTAGTCAAACATACCGCTTATGATCTGAATATTTCTCTCTAAAATTCCCGTTTCTTGATAAGAAGAGCCAGTCACAAAATCGAGCTTCAAGGGCGCAAGAACGGTAGCAACATCAACGGTCTCAATAACGTCGATCTTGACTTGGAGGCCAGGTCTAAGCTTCGAGAGATCATCTTCATTCTCAATCTCAACGTTGGTATTCCTCAGCAAAACAGGATTGAGGGCCATATTGACGTTATCCATCCGCTGATTCTTGATGGTCGCCATTTCTCTTACATACGGCTCAATTGTCTCAATCTCACCAGTCCCTAAAATACCTTCCAGCTTAGGAATGCCACAGCCACAGATAGCAGGCACAAATCCAGGGGAGTTTTTAGTCTTGAGAGGATTTTCAGTCTCCAAAATTACAGTTTCCTTGTTGGCTACAACGATTTTCTTATCTGCATCCCAGTATTCCAAGATATGCTGTAAGCCCTTCTTTTCCTCTGCGGTATACTTATCTGTTTCGTCCTCCAGTATAGCCGTTTGCCGTTCCTCAAGTTTATCCAAATTGTCATAGAGCGGTTTTTTCCAATCTTTCTCAAAAGCCGCATTTTCGGCTTGTATTTCTTTAAGACTTCGCCAGAGTTCAAAGATACCCCAGGGAAGAATTGTCAAATCCTCGGCGTGAGGAGAATAGTAAAATTTCTTAATATCCCAATTCTTAATGGTTACGTCATTCAGCGTAAAATCCCAACCAGTTTTGAGAACACCAAATCCATAACTTAGGATTGACTGGACGAAACGGTTGATCTGATAAAAAGCACTTTCTCTATCTATTTGGAAAAAGAGCACGTCATTAGCTATTTTTGAGGATTCAATTGACTTTTTATTTAGGGGGGCTGTGGAAAAATAAGGCTTCTGGCCGCAAATGGTCAAAATGAACCGAGCCAGGAGATGATTTACCGTTGTTTTGGGCCAGGGAGGCAGGATAGCAGACCTACCTTGAGCCTTTCTGTCTCTCGTCTCCTGAGAAGTACCCTCGTAGTAACCCTTCCATTTATCTAGGTTGGTCTCAAACTCATTAGAGGTGCGATAATTCTTGGAAAGGTTATACTTATCGAGGACTTCTTGTAAGGTTTCGTCTTTTTCCTCTTCAGCCATTACTTTTTCCTTTTTTTCAATCCCGTTCCTCTCTTGGGCAACGGAGTCCCAGGATGTAATCTTTTATGTCTCGCTCTTCGTTGAGCCTTATTACGAGGATGTCCCATTCGCCTACGTCCTGCTGTCATTTTTTCCTCTTTCTTCCTCTTTTTTTCTTTGCAACCCTTTCTTTTTTGCTCCTAGCGCCAAAGTTCTTTTCGTGCTTTTTGCTGTTTAACATCGCGTGATACACAGATTTAGCTTTCTTTGCACCATATTGCTTAACTAGGTTCTTATAGAGTTTTTTCTCTTTGACCGTATATGGCATCAAGTCCTCTTTTTCTTTTTTTTCCGTAACTTACCAAGAGTCTGTGCCAATCTCGCTCGCTTTCCCAATTTTCCCTTTGCCTTAGCTGCCTTTGCGAGCTTTCTCTTAGGGATTTTCTTCCCTTTTTTAGTCCCCAGTTGTCTCCTTAGCGCACCCGGTTCTTTGATGGCCTCCTGAATCCATTTTTTCTTTTTTTTGGCCAATTTACCCTCCGCTATATCCATAAAAAAAGCGGTCAACCGTAGCACTCACTAGAATGCTAAGATTGACCGCTCAAGTTCAGAGTGGGTCAGATTATATTAAGTTGTCAAATTTTAATTACTTCCGTTTCCCAATAATTACAACTAAAACAAGTCCACCAATATGTAGTTTCCGTTTCCCCAGTTTCAGGATCTGTTGATTCTAACCATTGTGTTTGTTGCATTAAATTATGACATTTAGGACAAAGCATATCAACTCTTTACTCGAATCCTCGGAGAGGGGATAACGTCTTGAACTCCCCGCTCCTTGTCGTAAATTACTTCAATTTTGCCAAACCCTTCTTCTAAAACAGCATCCAGAGCTTCAGAGATTTTGACCATAAAGCTCTTTTTAAGTGCATTATTATTATACATTATTGGTGGCAATTGTCAAGCCCCTCTAGTTTTAAAAATGCGAATCCTCGCCGTTATACTTTCTCCGCCAAATTCGTCATTCCTTTGTCTCTCAATCTTAATTAGGCCCTGTTTCACTATTTCCATAGTTAATTCGTGAACTATCCTTTCTCGATACCAGGACAAAATATCCCTACCTGCTTTGTTAGCCTCCACAATTTCTATATCTGGTATAAACTTTCCATTTTCTAACTTAATAACTCTTTTTGACAGATATTTCCGTAGGTATTTTCTGAAAATCCAATTGAGTATTTTCATCATCTCTTCTTCCTAGTTTACCCCCATCACAAAATGAAGTACAAAAAGCGGCGAAGGGCTTGTTATTATAGTATATGAGCCCCTATCAGCGAATAATAATGGATAAATATCAAACCACCTGTAGGCCCGAAGCCAGTCCTGAGATGGCAGTGAAATCTCCTCTAAATTTACTTTAGGTCTCCAAACTGGTTCGTAGTTCATTTTAGGCGTCCCAAAATCCTCTCAATTTTTTCTCTTTTCTTCTCTGCATTATTATGTCGTGTTCTAAACACCATTGGCGTTCTACAGCTAGTTGGAATTCCTTGGCTTTTCGTTTTATAATCTCATTCAAGCGTTTAATCTCCTCGAGTTCTTTTGGCATTTCAATACCCCGTCATCGAGTCGATAATTTGACGACTCGGAGAATGACTTCTTTTTCTCTTTGCCCTCGGAGTAGCTAACTCTAGGAACATAGCGAGAGTATCAGCCGCATCATCGTGCATTTTCTTTTTGGGGTTCCAGTGCAGGAGTTGAGATTCAAGTATTCTCTGCTCGGGATGAACTTTTGTTTTCTCCTTATTGCCCGCCAGGTGATA